CCTATTTCACCTAAAAGTACTCTAACTAAAAGTATTTTATTTAATCATGTAGAAGAACTTATTGATATATCCCCATCAATAGATGGTCATCCTAAGTATCTAGCTCCCAAGATGAGATCCTTTAGAAGAGATGGTACATTCTATTCTCCTGAAAATAATTTTGTTAAAAAAGTAGGAGTCATTACTTCAGCTTTAGATAATTCCATTATGGAAAATGTAATTATAAGTACTACTTGTAATTTGTTATATAAATTAAAGAAAGAAGGCGTTACTTCTCTTAACCCCGTACCATTAGATGTTGCACAGAACGGATTCCCAGAGAATTTTTATTATAGATCTATGAAAAATAGTACTTCTGGTGGATTTATGTTTACTGGTAAGAAAAGTAAATATATAGACTTTACTCCTAAAGATTTTAAACAAGATGCTGTTACCCCTAAACCTGAAGTTTTAATTCAGGTTCAGGAAATAATAGATTCTTATTTACAAGATAAAACTTCTCATTCTATAGTTGGAGCTCAATTAAAAGATGAACCTAGAAGTTGGGATAAAGTTATCAAAGGAAATACGCGTATGTTCGCCATGTCATCATATGATATGACATTGGTGAATAGAATGTATTTATTACCATTTTATAGTATGATGTGCGAACACAGAGACATATTTAATACTAAAATTGGAATAAATATGCATTCTGACGAGGTTGATAAAATGTATAATACTTTAAAAAATTTTTCTTCTAATATTATGGAGGGTGATTATGGTGGATATGATACTAGTATGCCAATAGGAATAGGATTTATGTCTAATTCCATTGTTTATACTATACTTAAAAAATTAGGTTATAATGCCCATGCTTTGCAAATCGTTAAAGGCATTCTAACTGAGAACCTATTCCCAACTGTTGTATTAAACGGAACTATTTTTACGCCTCCTGGTTTTCAACCATCAGGCAAATATGCTACCGCTGAGGATAATTCACTTCGAGGAGTTATTCTATTACGATATGCTTTTACAGTAATGTGTACACCTCTTGGTTATGATAATGCTTTAAATTTAACTACTAAATTTAATGTTCGTGATTTTGATGATCTCTTATTGCCAATAACATACGGCGATGATATGTTATGTGGTGTAAAAGATGAATTAGCACCTTATTTTAATAATATCACATATGAAAAATTTGTTCGAGAAGTTTACTACATGACTTTCACGACTTCAGATAAAAAAGAACAAACTGAAAAATTTGTCTGCATTGAAGATATTTCTTTTCTTAAAAGAACAT